TTACTCACCAGGAGCAGCTTCTGACGGATGTTCTTCCTGGTCTGGCCCACGCTCTGTGATGACATCCTCGCGCTCAGTCAGGAAATCTGGAGATACCGGTTCGGTATCAAAAAAACCATTCCAGTTACGTGACTCTGACGGCTCTGATATAGAACTGCGCTGAGCAAGAGCTGACCGTGCTTCAGACAGGCTGTAAGTGAGCCCCTGTTCTATATCTGCCATGGACAATTCCAGCAGTTGAATCAATGGATCTTTTTGATGTTCGGACATGCCTGACCTTTTCAGCCGATGCCGATAAATAGGGTTATCGGCATCATTGTGAGAGATAACAAGGCTTATTAAAAGAAGTAGCCCGCAGCTTTTCCTTAGCTTAAAGGTTCGGAAATCGATCAGGATCGAGGCTACACACAGACCTCCAGCGATCTGACTGCCCAAAGCAGAAGGACAATATCTGGTTGATCCCCCCTGCAGATGCTCTTGCAGCGACAACAGAATAACACAGTCAACCGCCCTGCCCCACATCACCGAAATGTCCCATTTTGAGACAAGAGTCCACTATTAAAGACAGTGGACTCTGGGGCCACGGATGCCCCCTCCCCCCAGGGTCAGCGCGGGGCATCTAGCGCGCGCAAGAGCCGATGTGGTTCACAAAAGCAGCGTGCGCGCTTGCTGGATACGTCTCATCAGAGCAACAAGTTGCTCAGCCGAGCCGCATCTATGATAAAACCCAGACTGGCGATATAGCATGAGAATACAGAGCCCATGCCACAGCCTTGAGACAATACCCCGCAAGCGGGGGCCCCTTCTCAAGGCTGCAGCATGGAATATGAGAGGCGTTAGCTAAGCGGGAGTGCAGGGAGTGCCACAGCAGCAGTGGCGCTTTCCTGGCGAGGTTGATGGCCAAGACAGTAGAGAAAGCGCTCCTGCTCTTTGTATTCCAATCGAAGGAGGCATGGCCCCAGGGCATCCACTTGATAACCGGCCATCAATAAATCGCTCAGCTTCATCTCGAAGGTATACGAATTTTTCGATCTGGCTTGCAGGTAATATTCGATTTGAGGATGAAGCTGACCGGTATTGTCCTTGTAAGTCAGGTCTGCAAAGCCAGTGATCGAGATATCGAAGTGATCAAATGGCCCCTGTGGCTTCTCACGCTTGGGAACTGGCATAGGGGGCGCTGCTGCAGGTGTGGTTGGCATCGGTTGTACAGCGGTGGAAGACGCAGCCTTTGCCCCAGATGCGCCCTCCCCGCCCCCGAGAATCCCCCCCATGGATGACACCGAAAACCATAGGCCGGCAACGACAAGAGGCACCGATAGCCAGAGCCACCAACGTTTCCATATCGGAGAAACATCACCGGCCATGGCCTCCTTTACATCACCTTCCGACTGAGTATGAGATTTGTAAAATGGGTAGTATTTTGCATCGTATGTCCGGACACCTGTAAAGGTGACGGCAGGACGAACGCCGGCACCGTCCAGGGTTTTCCTGGTGTAGGATTTTTGAGAACCGAGAGCGGTATGCTTGCTGACAGAATATTGAACCTCGATCATATCTCGTAGATCGCGATTTAACTTCCCCAAGCTTTGGGTCATCAGCAATATGTCATGGCCATAGTGGCGATGCATTGAAAAGTATTCCAGGCAATCAGCGATATCATCTGAAGCCTTTTTACCCCGCCCCGTTTTGGGGTACTGGAAGTGACATTCATCAATAATAAATAGCGGGCCACGCCCTTTGTCATCTCGCCATTCATCAGATGTGAAATAGGATGGTGTTGAAAAAGCCTTTATCACACCCAGATCTTTTGAAAAATCATCGGCCACAACCTCTATGAGTTCTAGAACATCCGAGCCATAAACTGCAACGAAATGGTCTAAATGTAATGGTAAGTTGGTGACGACTCGGCGGCCCGATTCAATAGCAGGAATGAGGTGGTATGCAACCGCCTCAAATGATTTTCCTGAACCTGGACGTCCCACAATAATATTTATTGCCATGATTAGGAGCCTAAACGGGTGAATGGAATGAGTTGAAGCAATATTCTTATTGTGATGGCTGTGACGATAATCACTGAGGCATCGCTAATGCCTACTAATGCCATGGTGTTTTTCACTTCATCTGGAAGAAAAGTCAGATATTGTGATACATCCATTGCGCTTAGTATTGAACCGAGGGCATCCAGTGAGGTAAGAACAATGTTCAGCAGGCTTTCAAATATAAAGCAGGCGAAATCATGCAGCGCATCATAGATAGATAATATCAAGGAGTAGAGGAAGTTAAGGAGCTCCCCCCATCGTTTTGCAAACCAATCCAGCATAAAACCTCCATTAACCACCAAATACGAGGCGACGAGCTAGTAGGCTCGCGCAAAATATCATCATCGAGCGAACGGCAGTCCACACTGTTGGTGATATTGTCAAATCATGGCAACCGAAGTCGACAAACCCTAATCCTGTGCAGAAAGACCACGACGGATATGAGGCACCGCCAGAAAACTGGATCTTGAATGAGTTGAGCCAGCTAAATAATGGGGTTGTTTGCACCTTTTCATGGAATGCAGTCCATACGCCAGAAAAACTGTCAGGATATTTTGATACCCAATATGACTTTGATTTATTTATGTCTGGGGCAGTGGCGACTTCCACTGTTGTTTGTGACAGGTCGGTAAGCAACTTATTTGTGGCATCGATGCGGGATTCAATACCACCTAAGTTATTAACGGCAATTTCCTCGGGGAAAGACGTTCCAGGAGAAACAGCCTCCCCTGGTAAGGTCGTGCCATTGGCATTGCTACTGGTGATAGCTTGGTTCCCAGCCGCCACATTTTTAGCAAGATAGGAAGCATCTGCCCATGAGGCTGGGGGAATATAGTTCGGTGCATCAGCGTTGGTTTGCTGGCCGACACCGCGAGCAATCATGTCCGCGTAAACCCAGGGCTGAGTACCAACAGCAGGCAATGCTTGCCCGTTAGGCATCAACGGGGGCGCTGACACCTCCAGCTCTTTCGCTATGTCAGGATGAAGGCGGCCATCGCTGCCAGCAAAGGCGAAGCGCTGATCATGCTCAGGTTGCGAAGATAGCCAGGCTAAAAACTTGGAGTCAATTTCCTGATCGGTTGCAGGGCCCTCAGTTATGGCAGGAGGATGATAGTCAGCAGCACAGGAGGCAACGGAAGAAGGAGCGTAATTGCAAGACAGTTGTGAAGCGGTCTGAGATTGAAGTTCATTGCCGGAAGCATTAAGAAATACCAAAGTGCGTATATCATTTCGAGTTGAGTCATAAGCATAAAGGTTGATCCTGAATTCTGAACAATACCCGATAACCTTACAAAGCTGTTCACCTAGAACGCTCGGAGAAACATCATATCGCCCTGCTGCGGTCCACGCCATGCCTTTAATAGGTGAGATGTCATTGTTTACTTTTCCTGATGGCTTCTTAATGTCATTACCAATAATAAACCCTGCTGCAGCTAATCCAGCAGCGATAAAGGCAATAGTTTTCCCTTTCCCTCTCAAGAAGCTAATGTACTTCGGTTTTGATAGTTTTGCAGAGGTATTGTATAGCGGGTCGTTGGCTGCGAATCCTCTGGCCGCGACATCAATCAGGATCTCTGTAGCTGCAAACCGAACAGCGGGATTTGAAAATGCTACAGCTACAGCGCCAACAAATGCATGGGCTTGAAATGCTGGCAACAAAGATAGGTTGAGGCAAAGGAGGTAGATAAAAAATTTGCGCATGCGCAAAACTCCCATATGAAAAAGGGGGTTACCCCCCTTTGATTCCCATGACGAATGCCATTCCAGACATTCCCCCTATTAGCATGACTGCTGATATAAAGAATGTATAAGAAATGCTGACGGTCATGCTTTGTTGATGACTCTCTTCGCAAGAGAAATACCCTTAACTGCCAGTGCGATGCCAATAATCACTGCGCCGGTAGCGGCAACAAATGTTGCAACGCTGGACAAATTTACACTGGCGAACAGTTGGTCAATGGGCGATTGTCCCTCTGCTGCAAGGACGGAGGTTGAAGCCATAGCAATTGCAGTGACAACAGCCACTTTAGATTTATTGAACATAGTCATGCCTTATTAATGAGTTTCTTTGCGATACCAATCGCATAACCAGGAAGGTATCCCACAACAATAACCAAGCCGAATGACCAAGAGAATGCGGTCACGATATCGGCGGCAGGAATATCAATAGTGGGATGTTTATATTCTGCAGCGGTTTGAATGACCAAGGCAGAACATTCTTGTAAAGGAGTATCTATGGCAAATAGATACCCACTTTCATTAATCTGAACACAGGTGGCCATAACGAATTAAGGTGAATTACTCCTTTCCTTTTTCCACATTAGCCACATTACGAATCACACCATCATTGCTCATGTGATAAGTCACATTTGCCCCACGCTGACCGGACCACGCCTCGAGCCAGACAGGCACTTCGACAAGTTTGTCGATCATGCTATTGGCCTGCAGCGGGATGCCTGCTTGGGCCAGGGCGCTGGGTACTCGAACCACAATCTGCTCTTCCTGGAAGCCGCCGAACCCGTTGGATCGGCTGATGGCAATGCCGATCTCGTGACGGGTAATTGGGCCGTTACGCCCCTGAGTGTTCTGCTGACGGGAGCCGAGCATGCGGCCACGGATAATAACGCCTTGAGCGGTAAGCAAATCAATCACGAATGACACTCCTTAACTGACAGCCCTGAGCCGGTGCCCAGGTGATGATGGATAAGATCGGGGCGGCATAGCCCCTGGTACTGGGGGTATTGGGTCGATGAAGGTGCGAGTGACCTTAGGGGCGCCGAGTTCGTCGCGTTCGATGGTGACCACTTCGGTCGGCTGGGCCGCTGTTGCCATGCGATCCATGGTGCTGATGGGCTCGACATACCACTCGGGGAGTTGCTGGCCAAAGTCAATGTTGATGACCTGGATAAGTGGCACCACGTTGGAGGCATCACCGGATAGGTTCTGGAGCTGAGCCTTGGTAAGTCCCACTGCTATCAGATCGGTAAGATGGCGGCGGAAAGTCTCGCGACTCATGCTGCGGTAGACGGTGTCATAGCCTTCGTTGATCAGCCGGCGATAGAAACCATGTATCCGCTGGGCTTTGGCATAGCTGACGTTGCCTTTCGGGGTTAGGCGTTGGTAAGAGGTGTACAGGGCGTCACGGATATCGTCATCGGTATAGACCTTCATGGGCTGTTCTCCCAGGGCATCAAACAGTTCTTTAAATGCGGCTTTCCATAGATCGGCAATCAAACAGCGGCCGTCTTTCTCGTAGTCTTTTTGATACTGGATGGCGTCAAACAATTTGAACGGGACGCCATGCTTGGTCAGGGCACGTTGCTTGAGTCGGGCTTCAAAGCGGACACATTGGCTCGCATAGAGCTGTAATGCCGCGTTGCTCATGACCTCAACACAGCGACGAAGAGATTCGTTTTTAGGCTGCTTTTGAAGCTTTTTAAGGTTCTCGGCAAGCTGACGCTGAAACTCGGGACCTTTCAAATAAGCCTTCAAAGCTCGATGGCGGCTACCGGTATTCCATTCTGCAGTGGTTTCGTAATCACGGTTCATCCGGCTTTGCTTGGTCTGACCGGAACGGACGTTTTTTAGGGCAGAAATAACTTGTTTGCGTTGCTCTTCCTTACTCACTTTTGCGGAGTAAGTTACGTCCATCCATTCGAGAGTGGCGTTAGGGATATCAAGCATATCAACGAGTTCAGGGCATGCCAGTGCCAGCGTACTCAGCAGCTCACCTGAGCAGAGCTCGATGCTGGTTGGTCCAAACACATTGTGACCTTGAAGCAGTTTTGCCGGTGAGGCTTTAAGTTCTACCCCTGGCAAGCGGTTGCTGCCCCCTTGATGAATCTTCATTGCCAGGCTGCCGAAATGGCTAGGGAGAGATTCATACGGGTGTGAAAGGCCGGAAACGGTTAGATCGCCATCGATCTCGTATTCAACCGTTGTGGCTGACAGTTTCAGGCCGGAATTTTTGGCGATCTGCTCAAGATCGATATAGACCCCCGAGCGATGATCGGCCGTTGGAGATACCAACAGCCATTCGCTTTTGAAGGGTAAGTCGAGCTTTAGGAGGTCTATCACTGAATGCCAGCACCTAGTAAAAACATGTCAATGGTCATTTGTGAGCATGTGACATGCTCTTGTTTGATCCTAGAGAAGCGAGGTTTTCATGTCAACAAATGAATGTTTGATATGCTCACTAATGAGCATGAAAATGGAGTGCTCAAAAAGCATGGTTAGAATGGAGGGAGTTCCATGATTAAAAGTGAGTGTGAGATGGCCGACAAAATGCGGGCTGAACGAATCCGCCAAGCTGTGCTTGAATGTGGGACCTATGAAGAGGTGTCGTTTAAGACAGGGATCAGCGTTAGCACCTTGGTGAGGATCACTTCGGGGAAGACAGAGCCAAAGCTGAAAGACATTGCGGATATTGCCAAGCTGAGTCGTAAGAGCCTGGATTGGTTGGTATTTGGCGACCAGCAGACGATCAAAAGCCAGGCCGAGAGGACATGGGCTGCAGATGCACACGATGACGAGACGACTGAAGCGCATAACTTCATCATCTGGAACATCAGAACGTTAGATAAAGAAGATATCCTGGCGATTGCCAGGCAGGTCCATGCGCTTAGTACATACAGCTACTCAAGGAAGATGGCTGAACGAAAACTCTTGTCTGACCTCAAAGGGATGCAAGAGTAGTCAAACGAAGGTCATTTTGATTACTGCGTCAAAGTTGGCTAATCATGGCTGGGCGGTAAGAGACGGCATCAGTTCGCCGTCACGCACCCGCCAGCAGGCAAGCGAAGCGCGGCAGGTCATTTGTCACTGCGCATAAATGCGGATTATGTTACGGGCGCTCCGGCGTTGGGACGATGCCAGCAAGCTGTCCCACGTCCCTGCCTAGTCGCGTCCCCCTGCCCCTTCGGGATTATCGCAGGGGGAAAACCCTCAACATAATACCGCGGCCACATTATGCGCAGTCACAGAAGGCTCTGAATTAAGGCTTCCCATCATCATGCAGGCCACGGCCAGAGCGGCTCCCGTACCTGCGCAGTATTTTTTTAGGATTGCATACCACTTGGCTTGAACCTCTGGGTTCTTCGCTTTGACGGCTGCAAGGCTTATCAGCACTTCGTCAGCGTCAAGCTTAAGCTCCTCCGCAAGGTAAAGTATTGTTTCGTCAGAGAATTGTTTGAACCCTTTGTTGATGTCGCAAACATAAGGTACGGAAAAACCCAGTTCTTTAGCTGCATCTGTCAAAGTGCTGATGTTTTTGGCTCTCATGTATGCGGAAAGTAGCGTTTTGGAGTCCATCTTTCTTGCCCTCGTGTGGTGTTCAATTATCAGTCTATAGCCCAGTATGCCTGTATGCCGACGTGTTGAAAAACTCCATTTTCTGCTGTTGAATCCGCTTTAACCAAGTGGCTAATAGGCATATCGACATGGAAGCGCAGACCCTACAGCAACAAGTTCCGGTTTACCACGTGTGCCAGCAGTGTAATGGCGCAGGCTGTCAGGCTTGCTCTGACCTGTTGATCCTCGACGGTGATATTCAGCTCGACCCCGAGTGGGTAGACGAACTGCCCGAGCCATCGCCGATAAATGGGGTTATCGGCAACAAAGTCCATTACGTCCTTTGCCAAGACTGCCTCCGCATCCTGCCGTACACCGATGAACTGCACCAGACCGAAGGATCATGCGTTTGCGGCGGTGACATGTGCGGCTGCGGTGGCTGTGATGAACAGGCCCACATGTTGCTTGTTGGCGTTCGTGACTGGCGCGCCCTTGACCTTCGCTCCCCTATCACTGGTTGGTCTGCCGAAGAGGGTTGCACCAAATGACCAGCTTCACCTCCTACGCCGCCCAGCGCAGCCTTGACGGCTCCCGTTCTGCGGTTGCCGCAAAGCGTAGTCGCTCCCCTGCCCTTGCTGGCCTGCAAGGAGAAGATTACTTGATGGCCCTTCGCAGCTCTCCGGCCTACATGGCCATGCTGCGCGAACAGTGGTCACAAGACAATGATGTGCAACTTGATGTTGCAAACAAGTGGTGGAAACCGCAAGTCGAGGAGCCAGCTCCTGTGCTGCGTTCCTCCCCTACCCCGTTCAGCCCTGAGGCTCAAGCGGACAAATTCGCGGCCCTGCCGATTGGCGGTGCCGAAGATGCCAAACTGCGGGAGCGCGTAATCCTGCGTCACCCTGCTTGCACTGGGTGGTTCACACATGTCTATCAATCGCGTAATGCGCTACTGGGTATACAAGCTGCTAATGCTGCGGCCGTTGAGCTGGATGATTCTCTTTGCGTACGGGGTGATCTTGGAGAGTTCCGCTTTTCTGCTGACGATGAAGCTGTTGATGTTTTCTCCGTCCGCTTTTCAGAACACGTGGGCCGCTTGGTTGCTACTCGGGCTCATGACGTGGCCCTGTGCCTTGTTCTTGAGCTTGCCCATCACTATGGTCTTTCTCCGGTGGCTACAGTCACCCAGTCGCAGAGGCAAGACCCGTATCCCACGCTTAATCGTTGGGCCGATGTACAATGGGTTCGTCGTGTCGTACGCCGCGTTTCATCTCGCCGCCTATATGACGCCGCTCGTCGATTCGGGCTTATCAGCGCAAGACTGGCAGCTTATACGACCGACCTCTCTGTTGCTCGCCGGGCTTTCCGCCGCGCTCGTAATGACGAAACCCTGTCAGCTCTTGTTGCGCACAATGCGAAGGATGTATTCGATGCGGTAAGCATGAAAGACGCCGTAGACGCCAGCGTCAGCAACCCGACTAACCGTCGGGCCGAGCTGATGACCCGCTTGTCAGGCTTCGAGCAGTGCGCCAAAGAGCAACGTCATGTTGCAATCTTCCTCACCTTTACGTGTCCCAGTCGTTTCCACTCTGTACACCGCAACGGCCAACAGAACCAGAAATGGATCGAGGCGGGCCGCCCGTCCGTCCGTGACGCTCAAGCATGGCTGACCAACTGCTGGAACAACATCCGCAAGCGCGCTGGAGAGGCTGAAATCAAGCCATACGGCTTCCGGTTCGCCGAGCCCCATCACGATGGTACGCCCCACTGGCACGCTGTGTTGTTCATGACAACCCAACAGGCCAAACAGTACATCGCCATTTGTCGTGCCCAGATGCTGGCCGACTCCGGCAACGAGCCAGGCGCCAAGCAACATCGCTTCAAAGTGGTCTTCATCGACCCGCGCAAGGGCTCCGCCGTGGGCTACTGCAGTAAGTATGTGGCCAAGAACATCGACGGCTTCGCCGTAGGCCTCGACCACGAAGCCGGAAAACGAGCCAAGGCCGTTGACACCGCCGCCCGCGTTGACGCGTGGAAATCAGACAACCGCATCCGCCAGTTCCAACAGATTGGCGGCCCCTCAGTCACTGCATGGCGCGAGTTCCGCACCATCCGCGACGAACTCGATATGGAAGACCCTATGTTCCAACAACTCACCAAAGAGCAGCACTTCGCGCTCGAAAACGTCCGCAAAGCCGCTGACGCGGGAGACTGGGCCGCGTTCTGTTGCGCCATGGGCGGCGTTCAAGTTCGTCGCAACGACCAGACCGTGCGCGTTCACTACGGCATCCCCGAGACCATGAAGCTGCTGTGCAACGAGGATGGCGTTGCCCTTCATACCCCGCGCAGCAAGACCCAGTACGGCGACGATGCGCCCGCCCGCGCCATGGGCCTGATGTACGCGAACATCTTCATGCTCACCCGCGCCAAGGAATGGCTCGTGACCTCTAAGGAGAAATGGGAAGCGGCCTGCCGGAAGACCATGGAAGGCGTCCGCGACCAGTTCGAGGTTATGCGCGACGAGAAGGCCTACGCCTACATGGAATACGAAGAGTATGAGGCCCTCCGCCAGATGGCCATTTGTGATTATCAGTCCCGCGCATGGCTCCTGTTTTCCGATGACGAGCGCCTCGCGGGGCCCCCTCAGGGGTGCGAGCCGCTCGGCGGCGGCTTGGACCCGTGTCATTAACTGTCCTGTCTTTACCAAACCAAACAACCGGAGATAACGAATATGGAAATTGTAGGAACCATCCTCGATGCCGACGACATCGTACTGAGTACCCGTAAGCGCAACGACATCGATGTGCAAATCGGTACTGTGAAATTCATGACCACCAAGCCCACGGCGGTGATCGAGTTCAGCCTGAGCGAGGATCAGGTCAAAGCCAACTACCACGTTGAGCTGGCCAACATGGTAGGCCGCAAGGTCAACCTGCAGCTCGAATACGTGGACAACAGCTATGCGGGCAACGGCGGTCTGCACAAGACCTTCAACGGCTTCCGCCTGTTCGCCCTCCCCTCACCTGAGAAGAAGGGTAACTAATGCGCTGCGTCCAGGTTACCGCCGAAGGCTTCCTGCAGGCCGTAGATGTGGCGCTTGACCAGTGCCAAGGCGCGTATCTGGTCGAGCAACATGACATAGCATCCATCGCCGCTTGGCTGGACCCCGCGACGGTGGGCTATGGAGCTTTGGGGGCCATTCTGGCCGCCTCTTGTACGGGTGTCATATCTGTGTACTACGCCTCGTGGGCGTGGGCCAGATTGCGCTCAATCACTGGAATGAGATAAGGAAAGTCACATGAAAAACATGATCCGTAATGCCCCGAAGATGACCATCATCGCCTCCATGCTGTTGGCCGCTGGTGCTGCTCATGCAGCTGGTGAAGGTCTGGATGTAACCGGTGTTCAAACTGCCGTTCTGGCCGCTGTTACTGCCCTGCTCGGGTTCGTGGCCGCTGTCGGTCTGGCCAAGGCGGGTTTGGCGGCGGCCATCTGGGGCTGGCGTAAAATCCAAGGGCTTGCAGGCAGCAAGTAACATCATGTTGCAATCACAAGGGGCGGCCATCGCTGCCCCTTTTTCATTGGAGAGGACGCCATGATTTGGGCTCCCATAATGTTCATCACAGGGTTGGTGCTGGCATATGCGATCATATCGGGAAACAATTCGCGCCATTAACTGGCGCTGGATAACCAAGAAGACCCTCAAGGCATTGATGTACTGCATCAACCCGCTGAATTTCTTTAAGCTCATTCTCCGCCTGTTCAAATGGGCCATCTATATCGTGTTCGGCGCTATCGCGCTGGGAATGCTCACGCTGGCCATTGGCAATTATGCTCACGCGGCTGAATCCGTTCCAGCTGGCAATGGATATCAGTTTGACTTGTCAAAATACAATGTAACTCAGTGTGATATGATTAAGGCCAGCGGTTCTAACTTGCTAGCTCGCTTTACAGTTCCGGCTTCTTCACCAGACAAAACTATGGCTTATTGCCTTTCAAATCTACGAAAGCTAGTTGCTTGGGGCGGTCAAGCTACTTTCAATTCATCCTTTAGCTCTACTTCATCATCACAAATTACACAGGATGGCGTCCTTCCAGACCCATCAACTCCTGTTAGTTTACGGGTTATTTACTATGGTTCATTTCAACCAATGTATTTTTGCCCTCCTCCAGGTCAACCAAAGTTTACTATTGGTCCAAAAGTAGTAAACGGCGCAACTGTCTGTGAAATGAAACCGCTCCAATGCTTGCTGGGTTCTGTAAAAGATACCAACGCAATAACAGGCAAAGAGTTTTGCCGTCCCATATGCGAAGGCATCGCCGGTAATACCTATGGCACACCGCAAGAGCCAGTTAGCTATTTCACAAGCAACTTTGGCTCAGTCAAAATTACCTGCTATGGCCAATGCTCTGTTAAGTCTGTAGGCGGTGCCATCAACCTTGGCTCAAACCCCAATATCTGGACGGGCGTCATTCAGTTCACTGGCGAGAACTGCCCTATACAGACCAACGGCAACGCTGAGGATTCATCAACGGCGGGTGTAGATACCCCAGTCACGCCCCCAGGTTCATCAGATTCAACGAATGACGCCCAGAATAATCTGGATGGCGCTGTAGATAACGCCCTTGGTAACACCACTTCAGGCGCAACGGGCACGGCCACGCTCAACGATGTTGTCGATAAGATAGCCGAGACCAGCAACAAAGAGATCAAGGCGACATCCGAGCAGAACGCCGCGATGGGTAAGGTGATTCAAGAGGTCGGCAAGGATATCCAGAAACAGATCTATGAGTCACAGCTCGCCAGTTCACAGGGCAGCGCAGGGGCCAGCATGGGCCAGATACAGACGGCCAACGCCATCAAGGACGGTAACGCCCAGCTAGGCACCAAGCTTGATGCCATCAAAGACGCTATCGAGAAGGGTGACGAGGGAGAAGGCCAAGAGCCCCTTCCCCCAGGCGATACAAACATCAAGACCGACCCGAACTCAGTGAACCCCAATCCCAACGACTGGGGCCAACGTAACTACGGAACCGTTATGCAACATCATGTTACAGCCATGAACCAGTTGCCGCTGTTCTCGTCCATCGGTGACTTCTTCAAAGTCGATATGGGCGCGGGCACCTGTCCCCAGTTCAGTATCGATGTGCCGGATATTGGCGGCGTAGGCGGTGGAAGTCTGGTGTTTGATGTGTTCTGTAATGCCGACCTGCAAAAGGTATTCGAGATAATCGCGCTGTGCGTGAAGCTATTAGGTCTTTATGCCGCGTTTAGAATTGCCCTGCTGGACTAAGGATACAAGCCATGGAATTGCTTAATTCGTTCAGGAACTGGCTAAAGGATATGATTGAGAGCTTCATCATGTGGGTGGTGAAGTTCTTTCAGGCCATATTCCAGTGGTTCGAGGATATTCTGCTGACCACGCTGGAAAAGATATTGGAGGGGATACGGTTCGTTATATCGAGTATCCCTATGCCGGATTTCTTGCAATACAGCTTGCAGGATCTCTTTAACTACATCCCCTCGGATGTTGTCTACTTCCTGAATATGTCGGGAATATCGCAGGCGTTTTTTTTTATATCAATGGGTGTCGCCTTCCGTTTGGTTCGTAAAGTGGCAACGTTGTTCCAGTGGTAATAACTGCGTGACGCGATTATTTATGTTAAATGGAGTCTTAACATGCTGATATTTCATGAGGGATTGCCGGGCTCCGGTAAAAGCTATGAAGCATTGGTGTCCCATATTATTCCGCGGCTCAAGGACGGCCGCACCGTGGATGCCTATATCGAGGGTCTGAACTTCGAGAAGATAGCCGAGCTGGCCGAGATAACGCTGGAGGAATGTCAAGAACAGCTCAAGCAGATCACCCGCGAACAGGTGCCGGCCATCCACGAACACGTCAGGGACAAGAGCCTTGTCATCATCGATGAGAGCCAGAACTTCTGGCCGTCTGGTCGTCAAAAATTACCTGACCCGATCATCCAATTGATAACAGAACATCGCCACCGTGGCCTTGATATCGTTTTGATGGGTCAGAACCTCAACGACGTGCACAGCATGTGGCGAAACCGTATCGACAAGAAGTTCGTCTTCAAGAAGCTCGATGCCGTAGGCCAAGCCAAACGCTACTCTTGGACGGCCTACAGTGGTTCCCTCAGGGCAGACGGTCAGCGTAGCCGTATCGAGTTTGAGAAGCTCACAGGCGGTATTCGTCAGTATGACTCCAAATACTTCGGCAGCTACGCCAGCACCACCTCAGAAGACAATGAAATGGGGGTCTATGAAGATGACCGGACGAACATCTTCAAGTCCGCCAAGTTCAAGTACGGGCTCCCAATCGCTGCCCTGCTGTTCATCGGTGGCCTCTGGTTCGCCGTTGATACCATGCTCAACTTCAACAGCAAGACGGGGGCCGAGGACTTGGCCAAGCAGGAGGCGCAGCAACATGAGGTTGCATCACCCAGTTCACCTGGCCAACCAGCACCAAGGCCGGAGCCGCCCCCGAAACCCAAGGTCGATGATCTCTTCACTCAGACACTTGAATCCGGCAAGCCTGTCCTGACCTCTCAGACCATCGTCAACGGCCATTTGTTGGATGCATGGATAGAGGTGTGGGACGACAAGGACAACAACATAACGACATGGCGTTCGGCAGACCTCACCCAGTTGGGCTGGACTGTCGTCATGAAGTCCTACGGCTTGGTTATCACCAAAGGCAAAGTGACCATGCTCATCCGTGAGCGCAACACCATCCCGTCAGGCAAGAAGGATAGTTTGACCTCCAGCGTTGCGGGATCAGTTGAAAAGGCGTTGTAGCAATTCACCCCGTCCAAGTGTGATGCGTCCCTCCAACGCGTCCCTTGGCTTCTCAGCACGATTTCATTTTGCCAGTGGCCGGAGGCCCGCCGCCGCGCGGGCCAGCAGCATCACCGCTGGCGTTTCCCCGCGCCGCGGCGCTCCCCGAGGACACCTCCCCCCAAAATAAATCGCCTCGTGTAGCGTTGCTCCCGCCCGTAGCCAAAACACGGACATTCGAAAAGAAAGTGCAACATGATGTTGCATTTAAGCTAGCTCAAACTATAATCGAAGTATGCAACATGATGTTGCACCAACAAGGAGGAAACATGGACGATTTGAGCTTGAGCGCCGCAGAACTGAAAGACATTCGCGCCCGCCTTGAGTGGTCACAACAGCGCATGGCTGACGAGCTGGCCGTTGCCCGTAACACCGTGGTACGCATGGAGAATGGCCAAATGGCCATAGAGCGCCGCACGGCCTTAGCAGTCAGGTATCTGGCGTGGCATCACGCGATGATCGAGAAGGTATCACGCCAACAGCCAGGGCAACCCGCAACTGCGTCCCCTGCCCCAGAACGCGGCGATGCAGAGAAACAGGTCGCGCTTCCCTTGCCTGAACCAAAACAAGAATTGCCAGATCCCGATTTGTCTCCGGCGCAACAGGCATGGTCGGTCTATATGCCTCTGCTGACTCAGTACAAGGGCTATTCGGATTTCAAGAAGCGTTTTTTGAAGTTTTCGGACTTTGATGGCGGGTATTCTTATCTCTTCATGTTGCAGCTGTTGGAGCGTCTCGCCAAGATGGCGCAAGACCCAGAGCACGTACCATACGAGTGGACTAGTACCAATGCCCTCCGTGAATACGCTCGCAAGCTCTACAAAGCCAATCCACAATGGCACTAACCTAGTCAAACGCTAAATCGTGGGGGCCCCACTCGTGGGGTTCCGATTTAGTGATTGACTACACCACCCCAACATACCCTTGAGCAGGGGATTGAGGGGATCACTTCTCCCTCAATCCCTTAATTAACCGGCTTTTAAGGCTTTCAGCGTTCTGAGGTAGGCAAACGCCTCAGCGCCGCGTTGTCTTTCAGCGCCTTTAGGTCTTCACTCCCGAACGACTCGATGATTTCCAGACGCTGGCGGCTAAGATAGGTGCCAGCAGGGGTGATCAGGTGATGCCCGGACATACGCCAGCCATCCCAATAGCGGGTAAAAACGGTTGGCAGCTCCCGTCCAACTGCCATCCTCATGACTCGTTTGCATACAGGCGGTATGGGTTTTCCATCATCCCATAGTGTGACCTCTGTCACGGAAACAAAACAAAGTTTCGCTGTTTCCTCTGGACTCAAACCGCACTCAAACCATCGAAAGATAAAGTTTTTTGTTATATTCCTGCGCATTATTCGCGTACCGCTCGAATCTGACAACATTGTCAGGACGCACGGCATCGGCGGCTTTAACGTAATCATGAATTATGCGCAATGACGGATGCAGGAGGACGGAATGAAGAGAACTGAACAATGGAGCCGCTTTGATGCGGTTGACTGCTTGGCCACCGAGGCCGACATGGTTGCGTATCTGCAGGCTGCTCTTGAAGATGGCGATCCGGCGCTGCTGACTGCAGCGTTTGATGATGTGGAGCGTGCTCGCGCCAAACTGCGTGGCCAACCGGGCTACACACTGGAATAACTGCTGGCACAGTGTGACCACAATGCCACGTCACTTAGTGAAATGGATTGGGGTCCAGATTACGGAAAGGAAATTTGAGAATATCTTTTCAGTATTCGGCGATACGTTTGTGGGTCAATCCCACAATTTGACTGAACCTGCTTCGTTTGCCGGCTCGTTCTTGGGTTCAGGTCGCAGGCTAACTGCTGCAGATGGATAAATGCCCTGATTCTCTTGACCATTAAAGAACCACTTACAACGCAGTTCATTATCCAAAGCATCTACATAGGTGACTGTCATGTAAGGGCCACCACTGTTCAAATAAACTACATCGCCAATGCTGTATGTCATTTCGAAGTTTCTCCATGAAGAAGTAAATAGGCCAAGTTAAGATGGAGCTGGAAAAAAAATGATTCAAGTGATCAATAGCATGGAGATGCCGATAACCCCATTTATCGGCATCTATGTGAGAGATAACGTTGAGTGGATTTAACCACTACGGCGACACAACTCCTGTATTAATGCGATCCATGACGAAGAACCATCATGGACACCTTGATCTGCCAAACGAAGAAGATCCTCACCTAAAGCAGACAATGCATCGTGCTTGGAGCCATAGTGTTGGCAATAGGAATTGGCGAGTTCAACCAACTGCTCATTTAGCTGTACCCTAACATCTCTTGGAACTATGTCCCCTCCCCTTAGTCGATATTCTGAAACCACAAATGTCCCATTTTGAGACAAGAGTTCACTATTAAATCAATACGTTGTGCGGAATCCCCCTCACTTATTGAGCGTTATGTTTGATTTTCACCGTTATAACTATCGTCATTACCGTGAATATTCTTGGAAATATCTGTCCCCTACTTGAGAGGTCTCTCTCTGGAAATATTGATACTCCTTCTTGTAAAACAGCCATAAAAATGCCGACTATCGCGATAGATTCCCCTCCCCTTAATCCTCACAGCTTATTGTTGTGGCTGGCATGATTGCGACTTTTTTGAAGTCGGGTCAATTCATATTCAAGGCACGTTTGGCGATGGCCAATGTGGGTGGCTGGCAGGTCAAGTAGAGGTTGCTGTTAAACTGCTGCAATATGCGTTTGAGCTCGTTCATATCGTCGGGATGGAGGGTTAAGGACCAGAGTGCTCTGGGCTGGCCATGATGGAGGCCATTGGTATAGATAATGGTGCAATCTTCGATACGCAACTCTTTGCAGTGGGCCTCCATCTGCAGGCCCACATCCGGAAACCAGATATGCAGTGTGCCTGAAGAGATAAAGGTGAACTGGGCCATGAGCGACCCTTTGCCAACGATCCTGAAGGTCTTTTCCACCACTGCCACTTGCATATCCGCTCCTTGGCTTCTCGTTAATATTGACATCAATATCACCAATGATGACTGGATATGCAAGTGTGATAACAAGGCGCTGTTCAATCCGAATATGATTGCTTCCGGCATGTTACTTAGCTTTCGGCATCGGGGGTTCTCGTTGTTTCAGCAAGCCATTTCGTTTTTTGCTTCTCTGCTACGGGGTAAATATGTATGCCACAGATGGCAAGGTGCCTGTTCTGAATCATCCATGTGAGCCATAAATATTTCCTGAACCGATTGCCATCCAGAGAAGTACAACATTGCCGCGCCAACTTCTATGACACCCCAAACAAGCCATTCTGTGCTCTAAGAGTAGTCAATACAAATCAGGGTAATGTCACGTTGTTCGTTAGCTTTTGCGAACGTTATCTCTCACTTGTTGGTTCAGTCGGTCCAGCGGCTTTTGCTGGGCGCTCTCATGTCGTTCACTGTGGCTGGTGTGCAGGTATTTCGAAGTGGTGTCGATGCTGTCATGTCCTGCATCGGCCTGTACATGGGAAAGCGGCCGCCCATGCAGGTTGATGTCATGGGTGATCCCGGTGTGGCGGATCGCATGGGGAGAGAGTTGCCGCATTTCGGCCGCATCCTGGACAAATCCATCCTGCTCTGCCAATTCTGCGCCTTTACCGATGATCACCATGATCAAATCCCGTAACTGGCGAATGCCGAGGTTGGCGTTGATCTCCCCCTGCTCGCGGCCGTGGGCTGCCGCTTTATGACGAACGAACAGTGGCGTCTGTTCATCCGGTGTCGGCAAGGGAGAGAGACCGAGGAAACGGCGGTAGCGTTCGAGTGCCGCCAACAGCGCTTGGGATACTGCCACGGTACGCCGTTTACCCCCTTTGCTTTGCGGAATAAAGTAGCCCCAGACGCCAGTTTTGCGATCCCGCCTGAACTGCCCCATCACAGGTGTAAAGCCCGGCCGGGCAGCAACCTCAGAGATCCGCAGATAGCAGGCGTACATCAGAATGGTGAGAAAACGGCTGCGCTCATGCTGCTCCGGATGGTCGTTGGCAAGGGTATCGGCAGCCTGCATCACGTATGACCACTGCAACTCGCTGAAGGCCTGCACCTGATCATCGGCCTCCTGCTGCTGCGGCCGTTTGACCCGCTGCAATAGCTGAGCGGGATTCCTGTCCATGTACTCCTCCTGGATCAGGAACTGGAAGAAGGCCGACAGGATGGCGAGCTTTGTCTTCATCGCCTGCTCGCTAAGACGGTAGGGCAAGGTGCGGCCCAGCTCCCGTTTGCCCAAAAACGGTCGCCATTGCGGATTGGGCAACCGCTCTCCCCACTCCTTGTCGAGGACAAACTGCGGCACGTTGCGATAGGCGATCAACTCGTCAGGGGGGGACTGACAGTAGTCGAGATAGCGGATCATGATGCGGCGAGTGAGATCTTTCGGGCTGATGGCCGCCTCGCGAAAGCACCAGTGCAAAAAAGTGGTCAGTTCGCTGCGATAGGTTTTGTAGTTGTTTTCGCTGTTGCGCTGCTCCAGCAGCCAATCGACCGCCAGTTCGTAAACCAGACCGGCATCGGGTACATCGTTGAGGCTGAGGTTGGCAAGGTACTGATTGACCTGTGGGTTACCGGCCTCCAGATAGATAAGGCTGTCAAACAGCGGCAT